ACTGCGCGCCATCTTGCGCGCCTCAGCCCCGGTGGCCGCACTCTGCGCCAACCGTGTCGATTGGGGTGCGCGCCCGCAAGGCGATGACTACCCGGCCATTGCCTTGCACCGGGTAGGCGGCACTCAGGGGCATACGCTGCAAGGCACTGACGGTCTGTTTCAAGGGCGGGTGCAGGTCGATTGCTACGCCCTTCATTACAGCGAGGCCAGAGCCCTGGCGCAAGCCGTGAAGCTGACGCTGGATGGCTACCGGCAAGACGGCTTTCGAGGCGTGTTTCTCATGGAGGATCGCGACACATCGGAACGCGGATCAAATGAGGCAGACCGGCCCTGCCGCGTCTCCTTGGATTTTTTTGTAAACTGGAGGACAGCTCATGTCTGAGACCCAAGCCGATATCGGCTACAATTCGACTTTTGGAATGGCCGAAGCAAAAGCCGGGCCCTTTCCGGCGCTTGCGGAAGTGACCAGCATCACGCCACCGGGGCTGTCGCGCGACGCCATCGATGCCACGCATTTGAAGAGCCCCGAACAGTTTGAGGAGTTCATTGCCGGAATCAAAAAGGCCGGCGAGGCCAAGATGGTGCTGAACTTCACACCAGCGGTGTATCAAACGCTGGTGGCGGCTTTTGATGCGGGCAAGCAATGGTGCCAGATCGGTTGGCCGGATGGCTCGACCACATTGACGTTCCTCGCAGTGATCACTGGCCTCGAGGCAGGTGAGCTGAACAATGACAAGATGACGGCAACGCTGACGGTAAAACCCTCCGGCAAGCCTCTATTGGCGGTGGCATGATGGCGAACTCATTCCTGGGAGAAACCGAGGTCTCTGCCGATGGCAAGATCTGGAAACTGCGCTGTGACTTCAATGCGATGATCGCGTTCCAAGAGGCGACGGGCATGGATGCGCTTGATGCCTTTGAGGGGGTGGAAGAGGACAATGTGGATTTTGTCATCCTGCGCCACATCATGCATGCCTTCCTGCAGCACCACCATGAGGATGCCAGCTTGAAGGATGCGGGCAGTGTCTTGAGCGCCGATCTTGATGCTGTCTCGCGGGTGATCGCCTCTGCCTCGCCAGAGCTGGATGAGGGCGATACAGCGGGAAACGGCCCGGCGGTCGCGGGAAGCGCGGCCTAGATTATCTCGCTTTGTTGCGGGCCTATGTTGCCGCTGGGTTTGATCCGGCGGCTTTCTGGTCTCTGACGCCTCGTCTGTACTTCGCGCAGATGCAGGGGGCACGAGACCGGCTGCAGCGTGAGCAGCGGGATCGGTCCTGGTTGGCGTGGCATGTCGCGGCCCTGATGCGGGCGGATCAGATCCCCGATTTTACGCAATTCGTAGAAGGTGCTGCGGCCAAACCGCAGCCGCCTGAGGTGCAAAAGGCAATGGTCCTGGCGCTTGCGCGCGCCTGGGGCGCTGATGAGGTGACATGACAAAATCAGTGATTGGCGCTCTGCGGGTGAACCTGGGGCTTGATAGCGCCAAATTCGAGCGGGGCAGCAAACGGGTTCAATCGCCTCTCGCGGGCATGAAGAAACAGTTCCTCGCTGTCGCGGCTGCGGCCTCGGCGGCGGGGGGCGCAATCACCGCTGCAGCCCTTGCGGGGGCGCGGGATCTCGACAAGGCCGCCAAATCGGCGCGACGTCTGGGCGCGTCCATTGGGGCGTTTCGGGCGCTGGAGCTGGCGGCGGGGGAAGCGGGTGTCAGCCTGTCGAGCCTGACAAATGACATTCAGACCATTGATCAGGAGATTGCCGCAATCGGCACATCTGGCAATGCCCAGCGGGCGCTGGATGCTTTGGGCCTCACTGTGCAGGATCTTGCGAATACGGATGCGGATCAAAAGCTGGCGCGCATCGCGGATCGGATAATGGCATTGGGGCTGAGCACGGGTGAGGCCTCTGCGGTGCTGCGCGATCTTGGCGTGCGCAATCGGGAAATGGTGCTTTTGATGCTGAGCGGCGGTGACGCTATCCGGCGGGCGCGCTCCGATATTGAAGACTACGGCTTGGCGGTGCGTGGTGTTGATGCGGCTGAGATTGAGCTGGCCAATGATCGCATCGCCCGCCTTGCGCTGGTCAGCCAATATGCCAGCCAGCGGTTGGCGCAAGCCTTGGTGCCCGCCCTCGGTCGTCTGGCAAAGGCCATGACGGACAGTCTGCGCGAGGGGGGCACGCTGCGGGCCGTGATCGATGGGCTCACAAGTAATTTGCAGCGGATGGGCAGCTATCTCGCCGTGGCGGTGGCTGGGTTTGGCACACGCTATGTGGCGGCCCTGCTGGCGGCCAAACTGGCCACGGCAACCCTATCGGGGGCGCTGGTGTTTTTACGGGGCGCGCTCATCCGCACCGGGATCGGTGCCTTGATCGTTGGCGCGGGCGAGCTGGTCTATCAGTTGTCACGCCTGATCAGCCGTTTGGGCGGGTTTGGTGAAGCGCTTCGGCTGATGAAAGCCGTTGCAGGCGAGGTCTGGGAGCGCATGGGTCTTGGGGCCTCCTCGATGGGGGCCTCGCTGAGTGCCACCTGGGATCATGTCAGCAGTGGCTTTTACGAGATGATTGCGACCTTGCAGACCCGCTGGTCGATCTTCCTGCGCAATCTTGCGGGTGCGATGAATGGGATTCCCGGCTTCAAATGGGTTGTGGAGGATTTGCACGGGGCATCGGTGAAAGCCCGCGCGGCCTCTTATGAGACCACCTCGGCGGCAGATGGCTATTTGGCCTCTGCGGATGCCGCCCGGGCGCGGGCGGATGTCTTGGCGCAAGCCGCGCAACGCCCGCTGTCGAGTATGGAAGCGCTGCGCGAGGCCATGCGCAAATCGCGCGAGGAATCCGAGAGTGGCGCGATTGCGACGGATCGGGTGACAGAGTCTCTGACGACACTTGGCAGCGAGGGCGGCAAAGGTGCGGGACGTGCCTCTGAAGCGGTGGAGGGGCTGGCGCAAGAGTTGCAGTCGGTCAAATCCGCCGGTCAGTCGGCGTTTGCAGGTTTGGTGACGGGGGCCAAGAGCTTCAAGGAGGCGCTGAGCGAGGTGGCCTCCAGTCTGGCAACGGCTTTTGCCAACAAGGCGTTCAGCTCTCTGTTTGGCAATGTCTTTGAGAATATTCCCGGCTTTGCCAATGGAACGCTGTCGGCACCAGGTGGGATTGCGCTTGTGGGCGAGCGGGGTCCGGAGCTGGTCAACTTGCCACGCGGCGCGCGGGTCTCAACTGCACAAGCCACAAGAGGCGCGCTTTCTGGCGGTGGCGTTGCGGATATTCGTGTCTTTGTCGATCAGGATGGAAACTGGCGCGCTGCCGTTGAGCAGATCGCCGGGGCCATTGCCGTGCAGACCTCCTCTGCGGCGATGCAAATGCAAGATCGCAAGACCTCCGGAAACTTGCAAAATCACTTGAATAGGAAGGGTTGATGAAACGCCCCATTGTGACGGTGCCTCACGATCTGTTGCGGTTCGTGGAGGTGGATTGGGATATTGATTGGCGCGGCCAATCCAATGGCGACACCACCGGCGGCAACTCCGCCGTTGTCTTCAACAAATTCCCGCGCTGGATCGGATCCCCCAGTCTGTTTTTGGATGCGGATGCGATGGCCATGTGGCGCACGGTGCGCGCGCAAGCCCAGGGACGGCTTGGGATCTACAAGCTCACCATGATCGACCCGGTGGGGTTTGACGGAGATCGCTCTCAACAACCGCTCGGCTTTGCAGATGGTGGCCTGTTCGCAAGCGGGACTGGCTTTGCACATGACCCGCTGTGCTTTGCCGATAGCGACGCCCCGGCGGGGGCGACGCGCATCGTGATCTCTGGTGCCGAACACAGTCCCAGACCGGGGCAAATCATGAGCCACCAGATGTGGCCCTTTGTGGTGACATCCGTTGAAGAGCGGGCCGGTGATGTGTGCGCTCTGGAGATCCAGATGCCGCTGCGGGTCGCGATTGCCAAGGGAGACCCGATCCGACTGCAGGGACAGGGGCTTTTTGAGGCCGTCGAGGAGGGAATGGGGCGCAGCAGCTATGGTTTGGCGATGGTGTCCCGCCCCAGGTTGAGCTTTCGAGAGGTATTGAACCGATGAGCTTCTTTCCCGAGGGCTTTGATCCCAGTGGTACTCTCAAAGGTGGCCTGGATCTCTGCGCTATTGAAACGCCAGACGGGCCCGCTCGCTTTATCATTGGCACGGATGGGGTCTTTGTTGACGTCAACGGGGATCAGTGGTTCGGCACGCAGCTCGCCTCGGTCTCGAGCCTGGGAAGCGCGCTGGACGGGCAAGCGCCGGAAGGCTCTGTCACCCTGTCGTTCTTTCAAGATCCCGATGCAGACGATCTGATCGCGCAGGTCAAAGCACTGGGCTTTGCCTATATCGCGGGCCGCAAGATCACCTTTTATGTGCAGCCCTGCGCCTCGATTGAGGAGTTCTATGCGCCCAAGGTCGCCCCGGTTCAGTGGATGCAGCGCACCATGCGCGCGCTGACCTTTGGGGTGAGCGGCGCTCAGGATCGATCCATCACGCTGGGGTTTGAGGCCTGGACGGAAAACCGGCGCGCCGCCCGGCGCATCGTTCTCAACACCGAAGGGCACGCCAAGCTGATCGGGCATGACAACCCCTCGCTCAAACATATGCCCACCACGGATTTTGAAGAGGAAAAACTGTTCGGATGACGCCACTGTATCAAGAGCTGCATGCCTGGATGGCCAAGCCATTCATCTGGGGCGAGACGGACTGCATGATCTGCCTGGCGGATTGGGTGCTGCGGGTCACAGGGAAAGATCCCGCGGCCTCTATTCGTGGTGTTTATGACAGCCGCGGATCTTGTCAGCGTGAAACCGGCTTTCTGCGCCATCCTGTGGACGCGGTGGAAGCCTGCCTGGACACCATTGGAGGTTTGCCGCGCGTGAGCCTGCCCTCACCGGGGGATGTCGCTGTGCTGATGTTGCGCGATGGTGAGGGGCGGCATGCGCCCTGCGGTGGCATCTGGTTGGGCACGGCTTGGGGCTGCAAGGGTCCCAGCGGCACGACCACCATTAAGCCTGCGGGTGTTCTTGAGGTCCTGGCCATCTGGGGTGTTGGCTATGACGCGTAGTGTGTTGTTCGCCGCCTTGCTGGGATCCACCATGCTCTCGCCGCGACCGGCGGAGGCGGCGCCTGTTGTGGCCTTTGTGGGCGGCGCACTTGGGGTTGGGGCCAGCACGGCACTGGCAGCCACGGCGGCCTATGCCTCAGGGGCTGCATTTGCGGGCACTTTGGTGGGTGGGTTTGTGGTGCGCACTGTGGTCGCCATTGGTCTTTCGGCCCTGGCCGCCAAACTGGCCCCATCGCCTGCAGCGGCGAATGCCTCCCCGATTGAGCGCATGGTGAACTTTGCTCAGCCGGTGTCTTATGCGGAATGGGTCTATGGGCGCACGAGAAAGGGCGGCCCTGTTGGATTTACCGGGTTTGCAAATGACAAACGCTGGTATGTTCCCATACTCGCCGCGCATCCGATCAAAGGCGTGGTTCAGCATCGTTTGGATGAGCGGATTGTCAGCCTTACCGATGTGGCAGACACCAACGCCAGCAATATCTTGGAAAGCCCAATTGCAGGCTATGGGCGCGTTGATGTCTTTACCGGAGATCCCGGGCAAGCGGTGCATGCCGGTCTTGATGCCGCCTTTGCAGAGATCACCTCAGAGTTTGACTTTGAGGGGCTGGCTGGGGCTGTGATCTGGGCGGCGCGACCGCCAAACGAGTCTTACACGCAGGTGTTTCCAGGGGGGCGTCAGTGGCAGTACTCGCCGGTGCTGGATGGGAAGAAGGATCTCTATGATCCGCGTGACGGTCAGTACAAGTTCTCATCCAATGCGGCCCTGGTGTTTGCGGATTGGTGCGTCAATGTCATGGGGCGGGAGGTCGATTGGGATGAGATCGCGGATGAGGCAGACGCCTGTGATCTCGTTGAGCCGGATGCGGCTGGCATTCCCCGCAAAAGATGGGAGCTGAATGGCACGCTGTCTGATGAGCAGGATTATGAGACCCACCGCGCACAATTGGCCACGGCCTGTGATGCCTTTGTCTATGATCGCACGGATGGCAAAGTTGGCTTCACTGTCGGGCGCTGGCTGGAGCCTGAGCTGACGTTGGGGCCTGACGACTTTCTGTCGTTTGAGCTCACCGAGGGTCAATATGGGGCCGATGCGCCTGATGAGGTCGCAGCGCTTTATACCGAGCCGGACAATGGGTGGCGGGAAACCCCCAGCGGGGCCTGGGTGGCGCGCATTGCGGCCAAGCCTGTCACGGATCAGCCGCAGATCTTCATGGTCACCAATCACTTCCAGGCGGCCCGGCTCAACAAGCGCTTGGCCCGCTCAAAACACGCTCAGTATCAGGTGAGGGGCACCATCGGCATGAAGGGGTATGAGATCCTCGGGGGCCGATCCGGGGGGCGTGCGCATCGGTTTGTGCGCTTTGTGCATCCTGAACTGGGGCTGGATCTTTATCTTGAGGTTGGGGAGATGGCGCGCGAAAGCCTCGGGCTGTTCTCGCTCTCTGCCAATACAGTGCAGCCGGATGACTTTGCATTTACGGCGGCAGAGGAGCCTGCGCGCCCGACATATGAGGCGGTTGAAGGGCAAACGGGCGTGCCGGTCCCGTCAGGCTTCCACGTCGCGACCGCAGGCAATGGCGCGGCCACGTTTGAGTGGGACGCGCAAAGCCCGGCTTACCTTCAGGATATCCGTTATCGACGGCCCTCATTCCTGCCTCTCTGGACGGAGATCGCGGTGGGGAGTGAGCAAACAACGCTCAATGTGTCAGATCTGGTGTCTGGCGAAGACTATGAGGTGCAAATCAGAAACCGGTCCAACGGGCTTGGTGTCTCTGATTGGTCGGCCTCGGAAACATTTACAGCATAGGTGACAATCATGGTGGCACTTACACCTGAGGGGGTTCTCTACGGGAACCCTCCTCAATCAGCGCATGCTCCGGAACGGGATGACTTCCTGGCCTGGATGCGGGCAACGGAAAGCCTCGCGGGGAGCGGCAGCCTCACATCGTTCAACGAGACCCTTGCGGTGTTGCAGGCGAGACCGGCGGTGGCGGATGGCAAGTTTGCCTTGGTCATCAGCGACGCCGAAGAGGCTGGGGTTTACGAGCGGGTTGCAGGCGATTGGCAGAAGGTCGCGGGGCTTCCAGCGATCTTTACCGAAAGTCTTGCTGCCGTGCGTGCGGAAGCCGCCAGAGATCTGGCGCAAGCCTATGCTGCTGCCGCCAATGCCAGCCGACAAGAGGCGGCCGAGATCGTGGGGTTTGATCCAACCCTTTACCTGCGCAAAACAGGTGGCATCATGACCGGCCCTCTTTCGTTTGGAACAAATGGCCTCGGTATTGAGACGGTCACAGGTTCATATGGGTCTGTACAGAGCAAGGGCACCAAGGGGGGGTGGTCTGGATATTCTATCCTTGGGAGAGTGGTCCTTATGGCAAGGTCCGATCAACCAAATTTTGGCTTGTTCGACGATGCAAACGAAAATTGGGTCATCCACGCCACTGAAAATGGGCGAGTGGCGTTGTATTATGATGGTGCCACTAAGCTTGAAACCAGATCAAACGGTGCCCTTGTTCATGGCGAGCTGCTGTCCAATGACGCGATCGGTGCCAACCGTGCTGTAGGCGACTGGATCGCGACCAAATCAGAAGCTGAAGCCGGAACCAGCAGCGACCAAATCATGACACCGCTGCGCACCGCTGACAGCATTGCAGCAAATCAGGCGGTGAGAGCTTGGGTCAATTTCGATGGCACCGGCACCCCGACAATTCGTGCGTCCCACAATGTCACATCGATCACCGACAACGGCGCTGGTGACTACTCTGTGAACTTCATCACCAACATGCCGCATTCCAACTATGCGCCACTGATCACCCATCAAGAGACCATCAGTGGGCGGGGCTTTACGCGGCTCGTTTCCCGAACGGCGTCAGCATATCGGTTCGTCACTACGGCGGGTGATGGCAACCCAATTGATGTGCCCAACATCTCTGTCGCCTTTCTTGCGTAAGGATCAAACCATGACTGACAAACGTATCGTCTACCAAAATAATGAGGGCGGGATTTGCATTCTCATCCCGTGGCTGGGGTCTGGTCTCACGGTTGAGGAGATCGCGGCCAAGGATGTCCCGCACGGCAGGCCTTTCAAGATCCTGGATGCTGCTGATGTGCCGACCGATCGCTCTGGTCGTGATCTCTGGGCCGTCGATGAGGCGGATCTGACCGATGGCGTGGGCGCCGATTATGGCGTCGGCTCTGAGAACCCTTTTGTGATGCCCAAGCCGCCTGAAGACGAAGCGGTAGAAGAAGAGCCCGCCGCACCAGAGCAGGAGCCCGTCGCATGAGCATTATCTCGATCAGGCCGAAAACCCCGACAGGGGCAGATGTGAATGCAGAGCGCGACCGGCGTCTGCATATGCAGCCCTTCACCGTGACGGGGTACAACGCAACCATTGTGGTCGAAGGGGACGCAGCAGACCGGCAGAACCTCTTGGCGCTCGGCACAATCGCCCAGGGGATGATTGAGGCCGGCAACACCGACCTGATGCAATACCGCGATGGCGCAAATGTGGTTCACGCGCTCACACCCGCCCAGATGCATGAGCTTTGGATGAAGGGGGCCGCGTTGATCTCGGCTGTCTCGCGCGCGTCCTGGGTGCTGAAGGATGATCCCAACGGGATCCCCGCAGACTTTGCGGAGGATAGCTATTGGCCTTCATGATCGCTCTGTGCTCACCGCCACACCTCTTCCCTTCAACGCCAATTTGAGAGCAGCACATGGCAATGATTGAAAACAGCGACCGTGGGATCACCTTAAACAAATCCCTCGCCTGGACCGTGGCCTGCGGTCTTGTGGGCGCAGGGCTTTGGGTGGGCCTACAGGTGGCCACCCTGCGCGGGGAGACCGCTACCCTCTCGCAGACCATCAACGGGCTGCGGGTGGATCTCACCGCCTCTGAAGCGCGCCAAGCGGCGCTCACATCACGGGTACGGGCCAATGAGACCGCACTTGCCCGCCAGGATGAGCGCCTGTCGCTGATCCTCTCCACCCTGAACAAAATCGACAACCGGCTTGAGCGCATGGAACGCCTGCCGATCCGCTGATCCTCCCAACATTCTGAAACACCCCAAGCCCGCCTGCGGGCTCTTTTGCCATGGAGATCCCCATGAAACTCACCCCCAATTGGAAAACCACCCTCACCAGCGCTTGGTCTGTGCGGCTGTTGATTATTGCCGCTGTGATCTCGGTGCTGCCGGTCTTTGTCTCGCTGGTTAGCCCGGATCTTCTGGATCTCGATCCCCTGGTCTTTGCCGGGATCGCCGCCCTGGTGAATCTCATCGCCATCCCGGCGCGCATTCTGGTGCAACCAACCTCCGGCCTCTGGGCGGCCTTCCGGCGCGATGAAAGCGGGGCCGTGCGCAAACGCACCATTGGCGTGCTCGCCGGGGGCAGCGTGGCTCTTGCCTCCGCGATCAGCTTTATCGGCCAATGGGAAGGCCTCCGGACGGACGCCTATCGCGATGTCGTTGGCGTCTGGACCGTCTGTTATGGCGAAACCAAGGGCGTGCGCCCCGGTGACAGTTACAGCAAAGCTGAATGTGACGCGATGCTGGCCCGCGAGATCATCGCCTATGAGGCGGCACTGGATCGATGCCTCACCGCTGATGTGCCCCTTGGCATGAAGGTGGCTCTGGTGTCCTGGACCTATAATGTCGGCCCCGCTGCCGCCTGCCGCTCCACATTGCTGCGCAAAGCCAATGTGGGCGATCTCACCGGGGCCTGCAATGAGCTGCCCCGCTGGAACCGTGCAGGTGGCC